CGCACATTGAAGTGAACAGTTGATTCTGTGTCCCTCTCTCCCCGAACAAGATGCCCTGTTTCAGTATCAATCCAAATCGTATTTTCGGGATTTGTTGTTTCGGGGTTTGTTGCTTGCGGAGTAAATACCATACCTGTTGGGTCAATGAGTCCGGTCACGGTAAGTTTGCCGTCCACCGTTAATTCATTGCTTACTGAGTCCCAAGTTAGATTTGCGTCAGAGTCCATCAGGAGACCATCTTTTCCAAATGGGATGCGGCCTGCGGCAAGGCCCTGAAGACCTGTGCCTCCATGCGCTACACCAAGAGTGTAGTTTGATTTGTGGTGATAAATCCCGTCTGCAATGGGGTGAAACGACCAAGAACCCTTGAGTTTAGGTCGGTTGATAAGATGAATCGCAGAGCCGAGCGTATCGTCGCCAACCACAATTGCATTACTGTTAATGGTCAAGTCTTGCAAAATAAGGATGCTGCCGCCAGAGACTTTCGCAATAGCACCTGCTCCGTTTGCCGTGGAGTCAATGACCATCTTCTTGAATGTAAAATCTGCCCCTGTCCCGTCTGTGGGAACGGTAAATGGAGTGCCGCCCTGTGCATATCCCTGAAACGTCCACTCTGCTTCTCCGCCATCGAAGGTAGCAATGCTGACGCTAAACTGAGAAGAGCCGCCGTCGCTAATCCACTTCATAGCCTTGTCGTCAGAAGATGGCGCGGACGCAAGAGGCGCAAAAGAACTAACAGTTGATTCCACGGTCAGACTAAGAAATCGCACTTCTTTGTCTGTGCTTCCACCCTCAACAAAGTTTGGGGTATGGTCTCCTTGCGAAAGTTTCAGATGGGGATAGTGACCGCATGGGAGTTGGTGAGGAGTGCTTGACGCCTCAATCTTGAAAGTAATGTTGCTACGAGAGGTAGCGTTATCATATGGGCTTTCTTCCCCAGAAAGAAGAATGTGGCTTTTGCCTGAATTGTGCGGCGCAGTTCCACTAAACGTTAATTCGACTGCCGTGGTTGCCTGAAGCATTCCATCAACTGCCGAAGAAAGACCGGCGAGGGCGACGTTGTTTCCAAAAATAAGACCGTCAAACTCTGCTTCAATGCGAATCTCTTCGACTGCTGTAATATCAAAGTTGCAAGCAGAGGTGGTGGGGTTGTTGAACACGGCGTTATCTGCCGAAGATGGTGGACCGGGAGGAAGCCAATTGGCTGCTACGCTTGCGTCTTGAACAGGACCCGGTGGGCCATTCCAGATGTAGTCAGGCATCAGGAAGTCTCCTGTCGGGTAGTGGTTTTACCGACAGAGAAAGCGGAGCCGGGGGCTTCAACGACTTGCATCACCAACTCATCAGCACGCTTTTCCATGCTTCCGAGTTGTTGCCTTAGTCGAATGTCCGTCCTTCTCTGCTCTGGCTCTGGGACATAAGTGGGAATGGTGTCTATCATCACGCGCAGACAATCGCAACAAACGAGAAACTTAATTGCCGACTCTTTGATGGTGTCGGTAATGCCGGTAGTCTCTGAGAGACCATAGGCTGAAGTGGAGCGAGCGCGCTTATCAATTTCAGCGGTGCGAATTGTGATGTATTCGCTAATGGTGGCCTCATTGAGACCGCGTGGCCTGTTGAGCAGGTCACGAATCTGACTTGTCGTCACCGCCACCCTTCTTCACCGCCGCACTCTTCTTCTTGGCCGGTGCTTTCTTCTTAGGCGCGGCCTTCTTTGGCTCTGCCTTTGGCTCTGCAACCGGCTTTTCTTCAGGCATACCCGGCACATCAAGCAGGGTATAGGAAGCGTCGTAGGGCTTGCGTCCGAGGAACCACATAGCCTTCGTTCGGAAAAGAGTTCGAGCAAACTCTGAGTTTGGAATCCAGACAACAGAACCCATAGGGATGTCCTTTGCTCCTTCAGGGAAGACCTTCTGTGCAAATCGTCGCACCTTCATGCGACGAAAGAGGAAGCCGTTGCCCGGAATCCAAGTGTCCAGACGATGCTGCATAGCGACTGCCGAGTCGTCCTCAAGGACGGGCAATCCCTTTTCACGCAGAGCCTTTGCGAGAGCCGCCTTCGACTTCATCAACAACCACCTTTACAATTTCGTCTTTCGACATTTCTGCTTGCTTCTTGGGAGAAGACTTCTTGCTAACCTTCCCGAAGGACATAGCAAGGTCTCGCGCTTCACGCCGACTCATCGGCGGAACCACAAGGTCTTCCTCGGCTTTGGTCAAAGACCTACCGAGGATATCGCCCATGTAGCGAATCAAGAACGCCTTTCGCTCGCTCACGAAACACCACCTCAAGCGGTGATGTTCGCAATCTTGCAGATACGGTTCGAGGTTCCAGAGGAAGCACCGTCTTGGTGTTCGTGAATCACACAGCCCATGTAGCCCGTGAGCATCCAATCGTAGCCCACACCGGGAATACGCGTCAACTCGGTCTCCATGAAGCCGTCACCGTTGTATTGGAAGAACTCAGCGGTCTCGGAGCCGGGGACCATCAGAAGAGCGAGGTCAGCCAGACGGGAGTTGCGGCTGTAATAGACCGTGAGGTTGGCCTGACGCTTCAGGTTGTCCTCAAGGGATTCCACGACGTTTCCGTAAAGGGTCGTTTCCAGCAAGACGCTTCGATACTTCGCAGGGACGATGAGAGCCAGAGGCTCGTTGCCGCTGACCTTGCCGTTCTGGAAGATGTTGTCCATAGCGTTGAGAATGTTCTTCTCAGCGTCAGCGGACGAGGTGTCCCACTCGGAGCCACCGGCCACGGTCACGGTCTGACCTGCACCGGCAATCAGAGTCTCAAGGATGAGGTCGTCAATGACGTCAGCGAGGTTGCGGACGATAGCGAGTTGCTGACGGTCCAAGTTCTCGAAAGACTCGCCACGGAGGAGAGTGGAGTCGAGGAAGATGGTGCGGCCTTGACCCTTCTTCAAGCGGACCGAGTAGTTCTCGGTTCCGATGTGCGTTGGGTCCGTCACGGCGTTGTCCGCGAGGGGGTAGGAGAACGTCCCCTCAGCACCCGAATACCAAGTGAAGTCCAGCCACGGAACGCGGCGGACGCCGACAACCTGAGTGCCGACGGCAATCAGACTGCTCTGGGTCTGGATGAAGTCACGGAGGGTCTGCTCAAGAACTGCGTCCGCTTGTCCAAAGGGACCAGCGGCGGCTTCGACAGTCAAGATTTCTTCAAGAGATTGGTTCGTCATTGTGTTCACTTCCTTTAGTTTTGTTTTTGGGGAATCAGGCAATCACCGATGCTCCGGTCATCACAGGGACGAGGTCGCCTGCGGTGGCGGAAGTCGTTTCGCCTTCGCCGATGTAAAGACCCAACTTCTTGTTGCTTCCGGCGGTGGTGGTCAAGAGACCACCCGCGCCCGCATAGACCGTGAGTCCGGTCGTGAGGGTCTGCGAAGCGTCGGCGGCGACCATGAGGACACCACCGAGGGGGTAATAGGACACAAGGCCACCGGTCACAAGGCCGGAAGCATCGCGCTCGGACTCGTCGGCAGAGACGCCGAGAGCGACTTCACCGGCGGCGGTGAGGTCCATTGTGTTGTTCGTGCTATCATTCGTGAGAATGTAGCCTGCTCCGGTCACAGTAAGACCGGCCTTGAGAGTTGCGTTTCGTGGGTTGCTGAGTGCGGTCATTTTGTTCACGTCCTATTCAGATTCGGTGGTTCTCCTTTAGTTCGGAGTAAAGTGGAGCGCGGAGGTCGGACTCACGGAAGTTTCCGTTCCAAGCCTTTGCCCACACGTTGTAGGCACGCTCATAGATGTCTTCAGGCGTCTCAATACGACGCTTGTTGAGGTAGTTTGCAACGACTTCATTGCTCTGAGAGGTCTTCTCAACAGAGGTCTCCGAGGCCACAACGGGCTGAAGGACGACCTCTGGGGCGGCGGGACGAGCCGCCTCCCAAGAAGCAATGAGGGAGGTCAGGGTCTCGGTGGGCAGGTCTTCGTGGCCGGACATACCGAGTTCGGTAGCAGAGGCAACGAGTTCTGCGCGAGCGGCTTCAGCGGCTTCTTCTTCAGCGGCCTTGAAGGATTCAACTTCAGCCTCGCGCTCGGCGAGGGATGCGCGGAGAGCGGCGATTTCGGATTCATAATCGGGGGTCTCGACAACCTCTTCTTCGGAGGCTTCGACCTTGAACTCTTCTTCGTTGGTCATAGGAGTCACGTTCCTTGCGATGTTTGAAGCATGGTTTGGATGACTATTAAAGTCTTCTGCGATTCGCACGACTTCGACGTCAGAAATGACCGCTCCGTCGTAAGCCGGACGGTGGACAATTGCAAGATGGTCGAACTCAAAGTCGCTCTCGAATCGCATGACGGTCTTTCCATCCTCGGCTTCAAAGACTTCGTCAGGGACACCGCTTCCGCCAATAGAGACACCGTAGCCCTTGCGGAGCCAGAGACCAGATTCCAGAGCCTCAAACAATTCTGTGCGGAGGACGTCAGCCTTGAAGCGGACATTCCACATACCTTCTGAGACATCTTCCACCGTCGCTTCAGTCACAACACCGACGACGGCCTCGTCAATGCCGCCGTCCATGTTGCGGCGGAAACGACCATTCTCTGACTTGGGGTGATTCAAAGTCAGGTCAGCACCGGACATCTGGCTGACCGCAAGGTCCGCGCCCGCTCGGGTAATCTCCCATCCATTTTTGTTGATGCCCTGATGGAACGCAATACCCGAGATTCGCACGACCTTGCGGCCATCTGATGCCGAGGCCACGACTGAATCAATGGACAAGTCCACAACATCAATCGTGACTGCAATACGTTCACAGCGACCCATGCGCTTTGTGTAGCCGGGTGGACAGGAATCATAGGAACCAGAGCCGCCACCTCCATAGCCTTCAAGTTCTTCTTCGTCTTCGTGGTGATACGCCTTTGCATCTTCCTCATCCATTGCCTCTTCATAGGCTTCATGGCTTCGGCAGGGCATATAGACCGTCTCACCATTGCGTGTATGGCTGTGCATACCCCGACATCCAATCTGACGTGCGCGAGACATAGCCTCGCCGGGGTTATCGAAGACATCATGCTCCATAGCCTCATGTGAGTCGTTCTTATCGAACCACCTCTGGAAGGTCTCTTCGTCTGGACCGGGGAAATACATGGTGACGCCATCAGCAGTCTGCTCGGTATGAATTGCACCGCCCATACCGATTTCTTCAGACTTCTTTTCTGCGCCTTCGCGCGTCATGAAGATGTAGTCTTCCATGCCCGCTTCGACGGTATCTGAGCATCCACACCCGCAGTCGGCTTCAAGTTCGCCGCATCCGGTCATATTTGAATGTGATGTATCGGGTGACTCTTGAAGATTGCTTGTGTAGTCCGTCACGGATTTCTTCGACTCCCACATCTTGCACGACCAATAACGAGCCTTCCACTTGGGTCCGGGCGATTCGCAGTTGTGTCTTTTTCGGAAATTGCGTCGTCGGTCTGGGTCATCACGCTTAATCTCCATGTTTGGGTCGCCGAAACGAACGATGACGACCGTTCCAGATTCGTTCTTCGTATAGACCGCGAACTTCTTCGGCCCTTTCGGCGTGCGAAATGGTTTATTGAGCGTGACCTTGCGTCCACGATATTCAGCCGCCTCCACACTTTCATCAGCCTTCTTTGACGAGCGGGCGTGGCTCTTTGGGAGCAAGTCGTTGTCTTGCGTGTAATTTGGGTTAGACGGGCGACCATTCTTGAGAAGATAGAGGAAAGCCCTGACGCGAGCGATAGCCCAGCCACCGCGAGACATGCGAGGAGCATGACTACGGCTAAAAGCACCTGCACCCCTCCGATATACGGCTTTCAAAGCACCCATTGTGGCCTTTGACCCTTTTCCCGCTTTGTTGTGCTTCTCCATCATCTTTCGCAGAGTGTTCTCAGTCTGCTTGCTGATTTTGATGCCTGTGTTAGGTTTCTTTGCAGAGCCGGGTTTATTTCTCTTTGAGCCTCTGCGACGTTCACTCGGCTTGGCCGGAGTCTTGCGTGGGTCATTGGGACCGGGGCGACCATGCTGACCTCCGTGTTTACCTTCGACGTCCTCACGTTCAAAGTAAGAATTGCAGACAGCGGCGCGCTGACTACGATTCTCGAATTGTTCATTCATCTTATCGTCGGACATACAGCGAGACATGAAGTCTTCTCGGCTCTCTGACGGCTTAGGGTCAGGCAATCACTCACCCCAGACCTTGTCGAGTTTGGCTTCCATACGCATCTGGTGTTCATGCTCTGCCGTATCACGGTCACGGTCATGCTCCATCTGCATAGGCATTTCAATGACTTCTGAAGCCTGTTCTGACTCCCACATTCGCATAAGTGTGCTAAGAGCAGGAACGGCTACACCACTAATGATTGCCAATAGTGCGATGAAACCATCAAGGTTCGCCAAAACAACATCGGGCTGATAGATACCCATAGCGACGATTGCGCCTGCGGCAAGCATCCACAAATAGATGACGGGAACAACCGTCTTCTTAATCATCGTGTCGTTAAACGTATCTTTACGCACCATCACATAACCCCCTGCATACCGATTATTGCGGCCACCATTGCGGAGCCAATGCCCATCATCCACTTCACAATAGACTGACCGATTCCGTTAATCATCTCTTGTGTTGCCGTCTGATTCTGAGCAAGAGTTTCAACGGAGGCAGAGAGGCCGGTCATCTGCTCTTCACTCCGCGTCTGCGCTTCGACAAGTTTCGTAAGCATTTCATCATGCTTATCAAGACGTCGTTCGATTGTATCAAGGCGGTGGTTCTGCACCGCATCGTTGGTTTCACTCATCAGAGACACCATCCCTCATATCCGATGCTCCGTCTTGACTGTCTGGGCGGGGAAGCCTGCCCATGTTCGGAGAAGGGCCGGGTCCTCGACGCTCATCGAGGCCCTGCTCTTGAGGCAGGCCTGAAATCTCAAGGGCTTGGTTCAGAGTCAGAATACCGCCAGAATAACCAATGTTTGCACGGCGCATCTTGTCGAGCCGAGACTCTTCATCAATGGGTTCAAAGACAAGGTCAGGCAAGTCCTTCATCTCATGGGAGATATTCAGGAGTTCAAGATGCTTTGAGAACATCCGACGTGCCGCTTGGCGCATGATAGCAAGCATCCGGCGGATAGCAGACGCAGACCATTGATTCGCCGTATATGAGGCCGCAAACGTCGAGCCACGTTCTTGACCTGCGGCTACACGGGGGACTTGCAGAACCGCCGCAATGTCGGCGTTTACGCTATCAAGGAAGGACGTCGTGTCGGGGATAGCAGTCCTCTGGTCAATATGCTGAATCTTGACGTAGTCGGGGAAGATAGGCACTTGGTCTCCGCGCAGGGACTCAAGCGTAGCAATGACCTGATTCATAATGTGGCTCAGACGCTCCCTCTGTTCATCCGGGTCAGAGATATGCGCGATGGCGGACTTATCAATGGTGATGTATTGCTTCGTCATCGCATCCTCAATCGCAATGCGATTATTCATTGAGTTATACTTCGCACGGATAGCCTGCTTCAGAGACGTAAAGCGTGAAGCACCCCAGAGACCGTAGGTGTATCGCTCTTCGTTATCAATAAACCAATGTGAGCGATAGTCCGTGCGGACGTGCAGAATCTCATCAGCGCGGATTTCTTCTTCGGTTGTCTCTCCCTCGCGGAGGAAATAACGCTCTGCGGTAATCACGGGGTTCACTTCATCAGCCACTTCAGTCTTATTGCGGGCATCGAGGATAGTGATTTGCTTGATGGGGAGGCTCTGGATATCTGTGAGACCTTCGCGCGAAGAGCCGACGTATTTGTTGATGTCGTTTCCATAGACCATGAGGTTCCGCATACCATTGACGAGGAAGTCATCGAAGTCCAGAGTCTCTTCAACCAGAATACGGATAGCCTCGCGGATGCGTGAATTGCGTGCAGAGCGGTAATCAAGACTGTAATTGTTTGCCGTGAGGCTGACTGCGCGCACCGCGCCATTGAGTTCCGGGTCGAGTTTCAGCATGTCCTCGAACAACTCGAAGTCGTTGTCGTAGTTTGAGTTGTCTCGGAGTTTGTTTGTCTCCTCGACAATCTCCTTCATACCGGCGACCATAGCAAAAGGACTCTGGACAGGACCAATAGGCCTGTATTCGCGTGACGTCTCCACAGGCTCGGGCGGCTTGCGAGAACGCCCGAAGAGATTGAAACGGGCCATATTGACCCGTAGCACACTTATGACTTATGAGCCTTGCTGACTGACCTATTCTTTTCTGGCGGTGAGAGAATAAAAAAAGATTAAATCGCACGGAGTCTGTCGGTTCTGCTTTATTCTCTCCATTGTCTTAAGAGATTGAACTTTAATAATAGCATAAGGTAGTGGGCGTTTTAATTTCTGACTCTTATGAAATTAGACAGAATACCTGCAACTTGCTCTCTGTTTCTCGTTTATTTCTGTCTGTATTCTGTCTGCGAGTAAAAAAGAATAGACTGCAACGCGACCTTCATAAAGGGCAAGCATCATAGTCGAAGCATGGACGACAGGACGCAATTCGTCATTGAGAACATGCCTCACTATAAGGGCAACTTGACTTTGTTTATCAAAGACATTCTGCTTGACCGCTGGACAGGTAAGACGTATTCGCATAAGTCATGGCGTTCTTTCTGTGACCGTATGAGAACTGAAGACGACACCCTCTTCCAGCACGCGAGGAAAGACTACAACGCAATGATTCCGAAGGTCTGGGACGGAAGCAAGTCTGAGTTGGCTCGCCTTCTGCATACACGTGATGACTCCATCACACACAAGGCATGGTATATGCGTGTATCTCAGGCGTATGAGAATGGCTCAATCAGCCGCACAGTCCATCCCGAGTTCACCGTCAATCGTCTGAAGAAGACCTCTGGGTCTGGCGAAGACTTGTGGAATGCTATCGAAGAACGTAGCAAAGAGGCTATCAAGGCCATTGAGCATGAGCGTTGGGTGGATATCCACATGAATGTCCCCGAAGACCGACACATTGCTATTGCTTTCGCAAGCGACCAGCACATCGGCAACCCATTCTGCGACCATGAACAACTGCGTGAAGACACCGAATTGATTGAGAAGACCGAGAACGTCTATGTGATTCATGCAGGTGACTACATAGACAACTTCGTCGTGGACAAGCCTCGTCCCGCAATGAAGGCTCCCATCCCTCCAAGTGTCCAATGGAAACTCTGTGAACACTACATTGATATGACGCCGACTTCCCTGATGGCTATCGTTGCGGGCAATCACGACTTGTGGACTGCGGGTATGACGGACTACGACCCTCTGGGCAAGATGGCGGCAGAACGTAGCATCCTCTATCACAAGCACGAATTGAACATCCGCCTCTGGCTGAACGACGTGCCTTATCACCTCAGCATCCGACACAAGCGTCGAGGCAACTCCAATCTCGATGCAGGTCGAGTCATCAAGAAGATGTGGGAAGATGGCGAAGCAGACTTCGATATCGGTGTTGTGGGTCATCATCACACGCCCCACGTCTCCTGTTTTACCCGTCACGGTGTTGAGAGGTGGGCTATTCGTCCCGGTGCATACAAGATTGTGGACGGCTTTGGTGAGATGTGCGGTTTCCCCCGTGAGCGACCAACGTGTCCCGTGGTCATCCTCTCCCCACACAAGAGAGAGATTCAGGCTTTCAGCGAGTTGCGTCACGGCATTCGCACTCTGCGCTCTCTGAACGAAGGTGTTGATGATGAGGATTTGGAGGACTGACGATAAGTCAATGGTCCTCACAGAGATGACCGATGAACTGTGCATGTTGAACATCGTCACAGAAGAATACATCTCTGGCTTTGGTCTGACGCGCTCAGAACTTGAGCGTCTGTGCCTCGGTTTGCTTGAGTGGTGCGGCATCCCCACGTTTAATAGACGTGAAGTTCAAGGTGATTTCAATGAATCGCATGATGACGGCTCTTCAGATGGAGAGGAGTAAATACGACGTTCAGCACTTCTATGAGTGGCTGGGCTATCGTTGGGGTCCTCACATCGGCGATTGGCTAAGTCTCTATGGAGATAGGCAGGGCGCACACGTCCACCGTGTCTGCGTCATTGCTCCCCGTGACCACAGTAAATCCACAACTCTCCGTGTGAAGTTGCTGCATCAATTGCTCTTTGAGAGGTGGCGCAATAAGCCGTTCACCATCTGGCTTTTCTCTGCGAATAAAGACTTGGCCGCGAATCGTCTTGAAGAGATTCAACAGGATTTGCGCCAGCATCCTGAGTTGTCTCGCATGATTAACGAGAAGGACACTTCCAAGTTCCGACTTGTCCTCACGAATGGCGCATGGATTAAGGCAACGTCTGTGGGTTCAGGTATTCGTGGTGAACACCCTGCGGCCATTGCACTTGACGACATCCTCGATGACCAGAACGATATGTCCTACGAGGCATACCAGACTTGGTTTCGCAAGAAGATGACGCCTATGTTGTCTCCCGGCACATCAATTTATTGTGTCGGCACGCCTATGTCCATGAACGACCTCTATCACACAGAGATGCTGAACAATGAAGCATGGAAGACATGGCGTGAGGGGGCCATCACAAACTACGACGAATGGATGGCTGACCAAGAGGGCGTCGAGGCTGATGTTCTGTGGCCGTCTGAGCGTCCCCTTGATTACTTGCTTGAGCAGAGGCAGTCAATCGGCAGTCTTGCATTCGCACAGGAATATCTCTGCAAGGTCGTGGACGATGATTCGGCGGTGTTCCCAAGCACACTTACGCGGAAGAACCTCGACCTCTCTGCGAAGTTTGAGCATCTGCGTCTCCATGATGGGAAATACGTCATTGGTTTTGACCCAAGCCACGGTATCGGTCAGGACTTCTCTGTGATGATTGTGATGCGAAAGGCTGAGGACGGCAACTTGCATCTTGTGAACATCTGGCGGCGAAATGACTTTCCCCCAGATAGACAGATTGACCAAGTGATTGAGTTTGACGATGCTTACGGGAGACCTACATTCGCATTCGAGTCTGCGGGTTTCCAGCATCTCTATGCAAGCATCTTGCGTCAGAGGGGCGCAAGTCTGGACGTAAAGCAAAGTCGCGTCAGCAATCGCACACTCAAGCAGGGTCTCCTGACTCGTCTGCGTTCTTGGTTTGAGCAGGGCCGCATTGTGTTCCCTTACGGAGACGACTCAACTCGCAGAGACATGAACATCCTTCTGCAAGAACTCGAAGGCCATGCTTGGTCATCGGGAGTCATTGTGGATAAGGCTGCACACAACGATACAGTCATGGCTCTCGCACACGCCGTTGACCAATTCGCAAGGGCGCAGAAGACATCGGGACTTCCCGCCGCCGGAGCCGCTGTGGACATGGGGAAGTGGGGCTCAGATGAAAAGAAAGCGAAGACATCCCGCGTTCAGAGGGGTGCTACATCATCGTCTCGTTATAGAGCGATGTGGTAAAAAAAAATAAAAATATCATAAGAGGTGGTCGGCGGCCCGTAGGGCCGTCGGCGGCCCCGGTTTTGGCCGGATTTCGGAACTGCATCATTGCTGCATCATCGAAGATGATGCAGTCAATGATGCAAGAAGGAGAAAACTTTAAGTCCGATGCCGTCCTAAGCAGTCCGATGGCCGAAGACCAGAACCCAACCCTGAACCCTGAATGCACCGAATGCGGACACCACGACCCCGAAGGGGTCGTGTGGTGGTTCGCCGACCGCCCCACAGAGCACTTCGTGCTCTGTGTTGACTGCTCCTGCTGAAAGCAGGAGCAGGGTCGAGGAGGGGGCCTCCCGAAGGGAGGCCCCCCGGTGGGGAAGAGCCTGCCGATAGGCTCTCGCGCGCCCGAAGGCGCGCAGACCAAACCCATACGCGCGCGAAGAGATTCTTAATAATCCCGTAGGGATTATTAAGAATCTTTCTTGACTTTGTCTTAAGGATGTCGAAAGGCTCCCCCTTTAGGGGGAGCCTTTGGTCAGCAATCTCTAAGGGTTAATAATCGGCGATAAATCGCCGATTATTATTAAAAAGGGCCAATTTTCCCCAGAATTATTAAGCCAAAGGCTTAATAATTCCGTGGGCGGGCAGACACGCGCGCGGGTGC